TACATGACCAAGGAAGCCCTTGTAGAGCGTTTTGGCGAGGAAGCAGCCGCCAAGATACCGCTTGACCAAGGCCCGGAACCGCTCAACGCCTACAACGAGTCCAAAAAGACCTATAACCGGGCCAAAATATGCGAGTTATGGGATAAAGAGACGCTGAAGGTTTACTGGTTTTGTAAGGGCCTACCGCAGATCATTGACGAGCGTGATGACCCGTTGGAGCTTGAAGGTTTCTTCCCGTGTGGGCGCCCGCTTTACGCCACGCTGACCTCCGATAGCCTTGTCCCCGTGCCTGATTTCGTGTTGTACCAAGATCAGGCGATGGAGTTGGACATCCTGTCCGACCGCATTGATGGTTTGGTCAAGGCGCTGCGGGTGCGCGGCGTGTATGACGCGAGCCAACCCGCCCTGCAACGATTGATGACCGAAGGTGATAACAATGCCCTTATTCCAGTTGATAAGTGGATGGCTTTTTCAGAAAAAGGCGGCCTTAAAGGCAGCATTGACCTCCTTCCGCTCGACACTCTTGCCACCGCCCTCCTCCAGTGCTACCAAGCCCGCCAAGACATCAAGGGCCAAATCTACGAAATCACCGGCATCGCGGACATTATCCGTGGGCAAAGCGCTGCGTCAGAAACAGCAACGGCGCAGCAGATCAAAGGACAGTACGCCGGGTTAAGGCTGCGGTCGATGCAAGAGGACGTAGCCCTGTTCGCGTCCAACTTGATTCGCCTGAAGGCGCAGGTCATGGCGACCAAGTTTCAGCCGCAGACCATTCTGACGTATGCGGCAGCACAGCAGATGTCACCGCAGGATCAGCAGTTGATCCCGCAGGCCATTGAGTTGCTGAAGGATCGCCCGCTGCGTAACTTCCGCATTGACGTAGCCGCTGATTCGCTTGTGATGCTGGACGAGAACCAGAATAAGCAAGAGCGCATGGAGTTCTTGCAGGCGTTTGGCGGGTTCTTGCAGCAGGCGTTGCCGGTCGCGCAGGCCAGTCCGCCGATGGTGCCGATGATGGTCGAACTGATGAAGTTCGGCATACAGGCATTTAAGCAGTCGCGTCCGCTTGAGGGCGCATTAGATCAAGCCCTAGACCAGATGCAGCAGATGGCAGCACAGCCCAACCCTGAAGCGCAGGCCGCCCAGCAAGCCGTACAGGTTGAACAGCAAAAGGCGCAGGTGGCAATGCAGATGGAGCAGGCCAAGATGCAGGCTTCGCAGCAGGTCGAAAGCGCCAAGATGCAGTTGGAACAAGCCAAGATGACGGCGCAGGCGCAGAACGATCAGGCCAAGTTGCAGATGGAAATGCAATTAGAGCAGCAGCGCCAGCAGTTTGAAGCGCAGATGAAGGCGCAGGAACTCGCACAGAAACAGGAAGCGGACAGGTATAAGGCCGACCTTGATGCGGCCACAAAGGTCATGGTGGCGCGTATTAGCGCAAACCCGGGCCTTGACATCCCGATGTTCGAAGCCCAGCAGCAGGTCAACGAGCGCGTTGTGGCCGACCTTGGCGCAGAAGTCAAATCGCAGATGGATCGCCTCGCAGAACTGTACGCACAGATGGCCGAAGATAACCGAGGCGCAATGGCGCAGATCAGTGCTGCCTTGGCCTCGCTGTCTGCCCCGAAGCGCATCGTTCGCGGTCAAGATGGCCGAGCTGTAGGCGTTGAGCCTGTACAACTTAACCTGCAATAGGTGATCGATGGCTGACAACGTAGGGTATACACCGGGTACAGGCGCACTCGTCGCGGCTGACGAGATTGCTGGCGTATTGCATCAGCGGGTGAAGATTGGCGTAGGCGAAGACGGCACAGCGGTAGACGTATCTGCCGCTAACCCCATGCCAATTACGGCTCCTTCCGCGCTGTCAGTAACTGGCACGGTAGGAGTTACAACGGCTAGCCCGCTGGACGTGCAAGGCACGGTCAGCGTCGGCAACTTTCCCGCTACGCAGAACGTCAACATCGTCGGCGGGTCTAGCGGTAACGCAGCCGCAGGAACGACTGGCGCGGCTGTCCCGGCGTCTGCCGATTACATTGGTTACAATTCAGGCGGCACCCTTGTTGGCGTAAGTTCGGCCAATCCGCTGCCGGTGGATATTGGTGCGGTTGGGGTGCTGGAAGTCACCGATGCCAATGCCGAGTTGCTGCTGACGCGCATTTTGAATTATCTGAACGCCCCGCAAGGCTACGACAAATCATTGCAGCGTGGCAGGGTCACGGCAGTGGTGGAATCCGGCACGGTCACAACCGTGACCACGGTCACGACGGTCACCACCTGCGCGACGGTCACCAACCTGTCAACCATTGACACCCTGCAAGGCCGCATTCAGGTTTACGGGGCAAACCTTAGCGCGTGGGCCGATTGCGTCCGCAGCCGCATTACTTGAGGAACCGAAATGGCTAATACGTTCAAGAAAGTCATTGACCGCTTGGTGTGGGTACAAGTAGCACCTACGCCAAACGCTTCTGCTGCCGCGACGTCCATGTGTTCTGACCTCCGGTCGGACATCTCGCGTAACCCGTTTGTCTACCAGTTGGTCAGCAACACCGTGTTGAACCGATTCAACATTGTGTCAAAGGGGTGGGCTGCGACGACTTCGCCTGCGCTTGCGGGTACGTTTGGCGTCGGTTCTGCGATGGCCTTTGCGCCGTCGTTTGGCTTGGTTGGTACTATTGCCGCGGGTGCGACGACGACTTCGGTCGTGCTGTCCACTGCGCTCCCCACGGCTGTTGGCTTGAATATGCTCGCTAACCGCGGCGGGTCGGGCGAGTACGGCTTCAAACTTCGCATCATTGACACGACTGCTGGAAAGACCGCTGAGCGTTACATCACCGGCAACACCGCAGGCACGACGCCCACCATCACGGTGCTATCGTCGTTTGGATTTACTCCAGCCACAGGCGCAAGGTATGAAATCGTCGCTGGCCGCGTGTTTATGCTAGGTGCCAGTACGCTGGCATCGAACATCTGGCGCTCGTTTGAAGTCGCAAGCAACACGCTGTCCTCGGGTCTTTCGACGACAAACTTGCCCGCCACCATTGGTACTGACTCCGACATCATGGTGCTTGACGAGCAGTACACGCCCTACAATTGCTCGCCCGGAGACGGGATGATCAAGGGCGCATACAACTACGATACTGGCGTTGTGCAGAGATATGCGCTGACGGCTACCGCCTCGGGCGCATCCACGTTGACCGGGCAGGCTACGCTCGGTGACGCAGTTGTTGCAGCAAACGAATACCGAAACTTCCAAATCCGCATTGTTGAGGACACGACGACCCCGGCTGCAGTGGGTCAGCGCCGCATCATTGCCTCGCACACCGCAGGCCCGTCGCCGGTGTACACGCTTGGCACGGCTTGGACTACGCAGCCTTCATCCTCGGCCAAGTATGTCATCGAACTGCCGAACTTGATGTTGATGCGTTCGTCTGCCACGACGACTGTGTACACGTACAACTACACCGATGCCACGATCAACAACGGCACGAACAGCATCGCGACTAACTCGTGGTCAACGACGTACTTTGGCGCGGCTCCGGCTGCGAATGCGGCGTCTGGTTTGTGGATGCCTTCGTGGGGTATTGAGCCGAACGCTAACCGTTACGCTCGGCAATCGTTCTGCTACTTCTTCCGTGGCGGCGCGGCAACGCTGGACGTGCTGGACATCGCGGCAAGTATCACCGGAACGTGGACTGGCGCGATTACTTACGACGGTTCGCCGGGCGCGTTCCCGGCTACTGGTTCGTGCGGTGGATACTCGCCCTTTGAGAACGAAGGCCGGATGTTCTACCTGAACCTGTATACCGCCTCTGCGATTAACCAGATGTTCCGGTTTGACGTGCAGAACCGCGTGCTGAGTCCGTTCACGCCGACTGACTTCTTGCAGTCTGGTACTGCTGCGGTTGGTAAGCGGATTGCGTGTTATGCAGCGCTGGATGGCACGGACACTTACGACGTCGTGCTGCTGAACTCGCACCTGTCTACGGTCTGTCAAGAGATGGTGGTGCTGGTATGACCGTTCCTGAGTTGATACAGATCGCTAGGACACGCCTCACCTACCTTGCAGCGCAGCGGGAAACCGCTGTGCGGCTTGGTGATGAAGTACAGATAGCCGACATCGACAAGGAATCAGCACAGACGCAAGAAACGCTTAATCAACTTCTGACGCTGGTGTAACCATGTTTTTGACGCTGCTGCAATCGCAGAGCGCGCCGCCGCCCATCGTCGTAATAGATACGCACGACGGCGATGTTCGCCGCAAGCGCAGGGTCAAAAAAGAGGTTGAGGATCGCGAGTTACGACGCCAGCAGATCATTGCTGCCTACGAGCATCTAGTAGAAGGCAAACCGCTGGTCGCGGAGTCGATTGTTGAGGAATTTAAGGTTGTAGGGCCGATCAGCGAGCGCGTAGAGGCGCGGGTTGATTGGGACAGGTTGCTGGCAAACATTGACGCCGTGGAGCGCCTGTATGCCGCTTATATTGATATGGACGACGAGGACGTGTTGTTACTGCTATGAAGCGAACATATGTAATGGTTGACGGCGAGTTTGTAGAGCGCAAACGGGACGCAAAGGGCCAATATCACTACATTATCCCCGACATTCAGCCCTACAAGTCGATGATTGACGGGCGCATGGTCACGTCACGCTCAGAGCATCGGCGACACTTGAAGGCCAACAACTGCGTAGAGGTCGGCAACGAAGATCCGACCAAATTGAATTCGCCCCCAGCGGTCAAGGACACCCGAGTAGAGGTGTTGCGCCATCAATTGGCGAACATGACCCACGCGCAAGCCAACAGCCTAATGGCGCGTCTGCGGGATGAAGTCCGTTTCACCCATGATCCCCACAGGAGAAAGTGATGGAAGATACCCGTAAGACACTGCTTGAAGAGCAATTTGATACCGTTGCAGAGGTTGAGCCGACCCTAGCGACCGCAGAGCCAGTTGCCGAGTCGCCTTCCCGTACCCGAGATGAGTCGGGCCGGTTTGCGCCCAAGGCGGAAGAGGTTCCGCAAGCCGAACCGGTAGAAGAGCCGGTATGGACAAAGCCCCCGGCGTCGTGGAAAAAGGAATACCACGAACATTGGCTGAAGGCAGACCCGAAGATGCGGGAATACGCTTATCAGCGCGAAGAACAGATGCGGAAGGGCGTTGAACCGCTGCTGTCCAAGGCTCAGTTTGCCGACTCAATGAACGCGGCCCTTGAGCCGTATCTGCCGACCATTCGCGGGCTAGGGTTGACCCCAGACAAGGCGGTAGCTGCGCTCGCGCAGGCCGATCACACCCTCCGCACGTCCTCGCCCGAGCAGCGGTTGCAGTATTTCATGCAGTTGGCGCAGAGCTACGGCATCAATTTGCAGGGTCAAGCGCAGGGCCAGTCACCCTCGCCAACCGTTGACCCAATGGTCTACGCGCTGCAAAACGAACTGAACATGGTTCGCGGCGAGGTCATGGGCTGGAAGCAGCAGCAAGAGATGGCGGAAAACCAAAAGCTGCTAGAGGAAATTAACTCGTTCAGCGCCAAGGCGGAGCATTTTGAAGAAGTGCGGCCTACCATGATTCAACTTTTACAGTCTGGGGTAGCACAAACCCTTGACGAAGCCTACAATAAGGCGGTTAGATTAAATGAGGAACTTTTTGACAAGGTGCAATCGGCCAGACAGGCGCAGGTTGCATCGAAGCAGAGTTCTGAGTTGAACAAGGCTGCAAAAGCAGCCAGAGCAGCAGCGGTCAGCGTCAGAAGTGCCACACCCGGCGCGAACACGGCTCCCAAAGCGCAAGGTCGTCGTGCGTTACTCGAAGAAGCATTCGACGAGATGGGCGCACGGTTGTAATTAACTGATATAGGAGCATTAAAATGGCATTTGCCAATTCCAGTATCAGCGACATTATCGCTACCAACATTCAGAGCCGTAGCGGTGAACTCGCTGACAACGTGACGAATAACAACGCCCTCCTGCGGCGTTTGAAGGAGCGCGGGAACGTTAAGACGTTCTCGGGCGGTAACGTGATTTTGCAGGAAATCATGTACAACGACTCGACCACGAACAACACCAACTCGTACTCAGGTTACGAAGTGTTGAACGTCGGCCAGAACTCGCCCATCTCTGCGGCGCAGTTCAGCATCACTCAGTATGCGAGCGCCGTGTCAATCTCGGGTCTGGAAATGATCCAGAACTCGGGCAAAGAGGCCATTATTGACCTCCTTGACGGTCGTATGCAGGTTGCGGAAGCCCAGTTGGCGAACCGCATCAGCGGCGACTTGTACGGCGACGGCCTCGGCAACGCTGGCAAGAACCTGACGGGCCTTGCGGCTGCTGTGCCGGATAGCCCGACCTCGGGCACCTACGGCGGCATCAATCGCGCCGTGTGGTCGTTCTGGCAGTCCGTGGCCTATTCGGGCGTGACCAATGGCGGCGCGGCTGTCTCGGCTTCCAACATCCAGCAGTACATGGATGCGGTGGCCGTGCAGTTGATCCGTGGCACCGACAAGCCTGACCTCATCGTGGCGGACAGCAATTTTTACCGCCTCTATCTGCAGTCGCTGCAGAGCATCCAGCGCATTTCGAGCGAAGGCTCGGGCATGGCGGGTGCTGGCTTTGCCTCGCTGAAGTATTTCGGCGCTGGTATGGCCTCGGATGTGGTGCTGGACGGTGGTATCGGTTCCTCGTCGTATAACAGCGGCGCTGGCAACGCGAACCATATGTGGTTCCTCAACACCAAGTACCTGCACTTCCGCCCGCACAAGGATCGCAACTTTGTGCCGATTGGTGGCGAGCGGCAGGCCGTCAACCAAGACGCGATTGTGAAGCTGATCGGCTGGGCCGGCAACCTCACGTCGTCTGGCCCGCAGTTCTGCGGCGTTCTCATTGCCTAAGGAGTAAAGACAATGCCTACCATTATCAATGGCTTTGCCTACCCCGCTTTGGGGGACACGCAGACCTCCCCGGCGGTTAACGTCGGCACCGTCGTCAATCTCGACGACGGCGGCATGGCGATGTACGTTCAGGCGGCTAGCGCCATCAGCCAGTACAACGCTGTGTTGATCCCGGCGTCCGCTATCGCCACCAACGCCACCTCTGCGCGTTCTGCCAGCACTAAGCGTGTTGGTTTCGCACAGGTGTCAATTGCCTCTGCCAACTATGGCTGGGTGCAGTTGGGTGGCAAGGTGCGCGTGAACGTCAACACCTCATGCCTTCCGGCGGTGCCGCTTTACACGACCACCACCGAAGGTCTGTTGGATGACCTCACGGTGTCGGGCGCTTTGGTTGCTGGTGTGGTCACGGAACTGACCGCCTCGGCAATCTCGGCCATGACCGCTGTTGCTGGCTTTAGCACGGTTGTCACCGGCACCATCGGCGGCGCTCCGTAAATGCGACCACTGGAGTTGTCGATCAAGGCGCACGGGACTGTGGAGGAACTACAGTCCAACATCAAAAGCGCCTTGGCCCGGCAACTTCCAGAGTTGGCCCCCGCTCCCA